TATAAGAGCTGAAAATGCGTCAACTTGTGCTGGTGCTGGTGGATCAGGAATTGTAATAATTAGAGTACCTAGTGATCATACTTTAGCAGGAAGTCCTACTCCTGCAAGAACATTATCTACACATCCTGGAGGAGATAAAATCGCTAAATTTACAGCATCAGGAACATTAACCGTTAGCTAAAATTAGAATATAAATAGTATATAATAAGAAAAGGAAAATAAACAATGGCACATTTTGCAGAATTAGAATCAAAAACAGACCCGACAGGTTTTACTTCTGATACACATTTAGTTGTAAAGAGAGTAGTGGTTGTCGCAAATGATGTAGTACCTTCGGACGAACATGCTGATGGTGAAACATGGTGTGTGAATTTCTTTGATGGTGGAACATGGAAACAAACATCATACAACAACAATTTTAGAAAACAATATGCAGGTATAGGCATGATCTATAATGCATCCAAAAACAAATTTTTAATATCACAACCTTTTGCCTCATGGGCATTAGATGGTAGCGATGATTGGAAATCACCAATCACTTATCCTTCAGTCACAGACGATGGTAAAGATACACCTGTTTGGTTTTATAATATTAAATGGAACGAAACAAAATACGATGCTGACAACGATACAGGTTGGGAAGCAACAAAATCAAACGATAGCGCAGAAACCAAAACTGTTTATAATTGGAACGGTTCAGCGTGGGCATAGGAAAATTAAATGGCTAGAATGATCGGAGCAGCAAAAAGTAGTACAGCAGCCTCTTTAACGGCTGGTAATAAAACTGCGTCTGATTTAAGAGCTGCATTAAATGGTAGTTTAATTAATCAAGGTAGTGCTCCTGGGGCATGGACTTTAAAAGAACAATTTGCTCAAAAAAAATCAGCAACATGGGCAGGACATGCCGAGGCAATAAGTAATGCAGCTGCTCAACCAGGTGGTACACTTACTGTTAATTGTCAAGCATTAGGATCTTATGATTATACTTATTATAATGGTCCTAAAACAGTTTCATCTTTTTCAAGACCTGCTTGGTTTACTGCAACAGCTGATTCAAGATCAGCATTAATTTATGTAAATGGAAATTTAACAATTAATGCCTGTCAAGTTTTTAAACCTGATCACAGAAAATTATTTACAGCCATTTATGTTAAAGGAAATTTAACAGTCAATGGTCTTATATCAATGGGATATGATAATGGTGGTTCTGTTGGTAAAGGTGCAAATCACTCACCAAGTGGTGCGGCAAGAACAGCACAAGCTATTAAACTTATAGCACCTGGTACATATTCTAGTGTGCCTGATCCAGTAATTACAGCAGCAGGTGGAGCAGGTGGAGGTGGAGCAATAGTTTCTCCAACAGACGCAGCCTCTCCAAATAGAGATGCGAGTAATACTGGTGCTAATGGAAGTGGTGGTGGAACTGGAGGAGGAGCCTCTGGAGTATTTTTTGTTTTAGATGGTAACCCTGCAGCTCCTATGAATCCATCTGGGGCAGGATCGGCAGGAACTGCTTTTACTGGTGGTACTGGCGGAGGTGGAGTTGATAAAAGAGGTAACTGTACTGTAACTAACGCAACAGCAGGAACTGCTAATGGTGGAGCTGGTGGTAATGCTGGTGGGACAGGTAATGGTAATTCTAGTGGTGGTAATGGAAACCCTGGAGGATCTTATAATCAACCTTGTACAAGTTCTAATGCTGGAGATAATGGAACACCAGGTACATCAGGATCATTAGTAATATATGTATCAGGCACAATAAGTGGTTGTGGTGCTGTAACATCAAATGGACAAGTTGCAAATTGGACTGGAGCACCTATTGGAGATAGTACCAATGGAGCTAGTGCGCCTGGTCCTTCATGTGGATATGGACAATGTGGTAAAGGTGGTGGTGGTGGCGGTGGCGGTCATGTAAGTATTTTTTATGGTACAGATTCTTTTGGATCTGGAACTGTTTCAGCAAACGCTGCCCCCGGTTTCTGTTCCAGCACCTAATAACCCCTATCACCCAAGTAATCCTGGTCCAGATAATCCTTCACCATTCGTTGGAAGAGGACATGGTATAGCGGGAGGAAATGGCACAGCTAGAAAATTAGCAATGCCAACAGGATAATTATGAGATATTTATTTTACAATTTAGATAGTAAAAAAAATTTAATAGACAATCTTATTGCAACCAAACCAGACAACTATGAATTAATAAAATGGGGATGGGCACCTGACATAGAAACAGCAAGAGAAGATAAATTAACTGAATTAGGAAAACCTGAAATTAGAGGACTTCCTGCAGTAATATATAATCGTCAAGCATGGAAAGAAACATATGGAAATGATGATTTTGTAAATAAAAAACAACAATGGTACGCTATTCCATTATGTGATGAATCAGAATCAAATTGGAACTGGACTTGGATTAATAATCAAATTACAGACGAAGTAGAATAACGCTTTACAAAGTATTATAAATATGTTATAATACACATAGATAATAAAAGAAGGTGATCTCAAATGAATCTAAAAAACTATTATTGGTACTTTAAATCAGCAATTCCAGAACATATCTGTGATGATATCGTAAGATATGGTCATCAATTACAAGATCAAATGGCTGTCACTGGTGGATATGGTGATAAAAAATTAAATCAAAAACAAACAAAAGATTTAAAAAAGAAAAGAAATTCAGATATCGTTTGGATGAATGATAGATGGATATATAATGAGGTACAACCTTACATTCATACTGCTAATGAAGCATCTGGTTGGAATTTTCAATGGGATTTTTCTGAATCTTGTCAATTTACAAAATATACTAAAGGTCAGTTTTACGATTGGCATTGTGATGGATGGGATCAACCTTATTATAGAGATGACCCAAATGATCCATCACATGGTAAGATAAGAAAGTTATCGGTAACAGTTACTTTATCAGACCCTAAAGATTATAAGGGTGGTGAGTTAGAATTTGATTTTAGAGATCAAGATCCTGATAAAAAAAGAAATATACGAAAATGTAAAGAGATATTACCTAAAGGTTCTTTAGTTGTGTTTCCTGGTTTTGTGTGGCATAGAGTTTGTCCAGTTAAGAGTGGAGAAAGAAATAGTTTAGTCATTTGGAGTTTAGGATGGCCGTATAGATAGGAGTATTATGAAGAAAAAAATGAAAAATATTAAGAAGAAAAAAACAAAGATCAAAAAAGATAAGTTAAGTTTTCCAAGTGAATTAGCAAGAGATGAACTGTTTAAATGTCCCATATGGTATGCAAAAGAACCTGGTTTCGTAAATAGTTTAAATAAAGCATCAGACAAATATATTGAAGAATCAAAGAAATTATTAAAACCTGAAATAGATAAACGTAATAAAAAGTTTGGTGACAAAGGTGACATGGGTCATGTATTTCATTCAACATCTTTAATTAACGATTCAAATTTTAAAGAATTACAAGATTATGTAGGTGCAACATCACACAATTTACTAGTTGAAATGGGTTATAATATGACTGATTATGTAGTAACTATGGCTGAAATGTGGGTACAAGAGTTTGCTAAAAACGGTGGTGGACATCACACATTACATACTCATTGGAATGGTCACATATCTGGTTTTTATTTTCTAAAGGCAAGTGATAGAACATCATTACCTCTATTTGAAGATCCTAGACCAGGCAATCTTATGAATAGTTTACCAGAATTAGACAAATCAAAAATCACTTATGCTTCGACAGCAATAAATTATAAAGTAGAACCAGGCTCAATGTTATTCTTTCCTTCATATATGCCACATCAATACGTTGTTGATATGGGATATGAACCATTTAGATTTATACATTGGAACTGTCAGGCAATACCAAAGGTGGTGTTAAATGTCAAAGGTTAATAAAGATATGAAGAAAGCATTTATAGAAGGTATACTAGGTCATTTTAATAAAAAAAATAAACCTGATTTTGTTAAGAATTTAATTAAAAATAAAGTGAAGTTGAAAGGAAAAAATGTCATTCAAAAAAAATAAATATACTGTATTAAAAAATGTAATATCTAAAGACGTGGCTGATATAACATATTCTTATTTTTTAAATAAAAGAAAGGTTACAAGATTTTTATTTGATCAAAGATTTATATCGCCCTTTACAGATTATTTTGGTATATGGAATGATTCACAAGTGCCAAATACTTATTCTCATTATGCTGATATGTTAATGGAAACACTATTAGAAAAAGTTAAACCTGCTATGGAAAAACATACAGGTTTAAAATTAAGTCCCACATATTCTTATGCGAGAATCTATAAAAACGGCGATGTCTTGGCACGTCATAAAGATAGATATTCATGCGAGATATCTACCACATTAAATCTAGGTGGTGATTCATGGCCGATCTATTTAGACCCAACAGGTAAAGAAGGTCA